ATCAGGCGGCCAGTGTTTCGAAGCGTTTCACCGACCCCGACACCCTCCCTGCCTTGCATGCTGGCACGCCATGAAATCTTCCATGGATTACCATCAACATCAGTACCCGTTAAGAATCGATGCTGCACACTATCCACAAGTCCAGCACCAATCTCATCAAACAGCTGGTTCTTTAATGATTCAAAGTTACCTAATTGCTTAAGCACTGCTTCAATAGGTGAACTATCAGCTTGAATGGTTATTGCAAAAGCCATAAGCACCTCACTTCAAGCTGGGCATCTGGTTCAGGATAGAATCTCCAAATACACCACCGGTATATGAAGTACCGACTGGTGCTGTTGAAGGTCGTCCTTTAGGTTGGTCATCCACGATCTGGTTTGTTTCTGGTAACTGAATCTGCAAATGTGCTTTGCTATCAGCCACACGTTTTAAGAATGCAATTGCATCCTCATAACGCTTCCGGGCCTCTTCGATGGGTTGCTGGAAGTAAAGACGATAGCGTGCGATGTCACACGCCATACGCTTTAAGTTACTAGGCACATTGGGAAGTGGCAAAGGATAACGACCACCGATATGACCGTTAATCTCCTCTGTTGCATCCTGAATTGCATCAGTTACTGAAGACTGAGAAGGAAGCATCGTTTTCAGATTTTCAATCTCATCACCAAATCGTGCGACCAAATCTGCTTCAGTCGCATACATAGATCACCTACTTGGTTTCGTCAGCAGGTTTTGAGTCTGCTTTAGGTTTGGCAGCAGGTTTCGTCTTTTCCAGTTCAGTCACCTTAGCCTTCAGATCAGCAATTTCTTGCTCGGCTTTCGCTTTATCGGCAGTTGCCATCTGATTAGCTTTGATTAAGGCTTCATTAGCTGCTGTTAGCTCAGCATTGGCCTTTTCCAGTTCAGCCAAGCGTGCTGCTGCGTTATCCGCTTTAGGCTCTTCTTTGGCTTTCGCCTCTTCAATAGCCCCGGATGCTAAAAGGGCCTGAAGTTGTTTAGCTTCAAGCCCCTCAATTTCTTGACCTGGACGGAAATGTCCGATCGATTGTTTTGCAATGTACTTTTGCATTTTGATCCCCTTATACGAATCCACGTCCACCGACTAAGCCATTCTTATTATTAGGAACAGCAAGTGGAGATGATTCAGCTAATAATTGAATACTTGAAGGGTTCTTTTCCTGCCATTGGCTTAAATAGAACTCTAGAGCCTGACCAAATGCTTCAACGTTTTGCAATGCACAGTGAGCAATCCAACCATTAGCATCAGAAACCAGCCCAAAGAAATCTTCTGGAATGAAACGCTCAACACTTCCATTCATGCTGTGTTTAGCATCATAGGTCCAGATTTCCAGGTTATCGATGGTACCGCGGAATTGGGGTTTATCAGATTGATCAAAGGTTGGAGTAAGTGGAACACTCACACCCGCATATGGAGCAATGAACTTTTCCTTAAACTCAGGATCTTTAATCAGCGTGTTATACACTTTTGACGTAGTTAAGGCCATGATTGGTGATGTACCAGCATGCTCAACAGAAAGATCAATCATCGCTTGAATATCTTTGACTGGAGTAGCACCCGCTTGGCCCCATTTGATCAACGGCGTAAAGTTACATGCTGCATTACGTTCATAATCTACTTCATACATCGGGAAGTCTGCAGAAGCAAAAGTGGTTTTACCGTAGAGAAGCACATCACGAGCAATTAATAGCTTTCGGTTTTCGATAGACTGACGCAGATACAATGCTTTTTGAGCCTGATCAATCAGTAGTAGATCTGCATCAGACAAGCGATTTGAGCCAGTCGCAATCACACCAAACTGACGTAAGCGTGCGATCAGAGCAGTGTTTTGCACTTCACTTGGCATGACTGTCATCATTGGTTTCAGATAAGCTGGCTTAACGAATTTCACGTTACCAGATTCACCTACTTTAATCTGACGTCCAGCTGCAGTCGGAGTAACAAACGGCGCAAGTGGAGTCGCTGTATTTAGCTCACCTACTGGAACTTCTTTTTTAGTGTAGGAAACACGCTGAGGGAAAAAGCGGTCCATCAGCCAGGTATCTACCTTTTGAGTGGTATCAGTCAGTAATACCAGCTGTGGCACATCCAGTAATTCCACTGGTGCATTTTGAAATGTAAAAGTTTGACTCATGTCTTAGTTCCCCACAACTTTACGAAGTTCGATTTTGTTTTTTAATGCTTGTGCACGTACTGCATCATATTGAGCAGTAGTCAGAGGTGTTCCATGCACTGTAACTACTGCAATATCAAATGGGCCTTGCACGTAGATCGGCATTTCAAGATTATTAGCCGCATGGTAAGTAGATTGCGCTGCGGTGAAATCTGAAACAGCAATTGCATTCCATTCACCTACTACACCTTCAGTGACAACAGGATGATCAGCAACGTTATCGGCACTCACGTTAAGTAAATCGCCGCGCTTATATGCTGTAGCAGTTTTTACTTTGGCATTTTCTGTACGTACGCCGTCACCGACCACTAGCTGTTTATTTTCAATAGTTCCTGTTACGACTTGGCTCATGATTTAGCTCCTTGTTGCTGTGCTGCTACAAACTGATTAAATGCCTGATCTAAAGCCGAGCCTTGTGGAGCTTGACCACCTTGCCCCGGATTGGCTTGATGAGTGAACAAGTGAGTAAATGCCGGATTTACACTTGGTGTTTGTGTTTGCTGTTGTTGTTCAGCTGGTGTTTGTTGACTGCCTGCTGCAAACTGTTTGAGTGTTCCTGCCATCAGTTCAAATGCATCATCTGGCATGGCTGCAAACTTTGTTTTTTCTTCAGCGCTAAACTCTTTGTTTAGAGCTTTGGCCAAAGCGTCAATTTCAGAATTACGCTTATCTGTTGCAAACTGTTTGTTTTGTTCAGTCAAGGTGGAGACCTGACCTTCCAATTCTCTGATTTTGGCTTGCGCCTGTTCTAATTCGGTCACGTCGGTGTCCTCTGGTTGATTAAATTGTTTTGGAGAGTGACTCGCTGCCACTGCGTTGGTGTTGTCATCCGCACCCAAAGCACAGAAAGACACTTCACGAATACGACCACCACGAAAAACCGTGATAGGCCCTTGATGCACTTTTCCATTTACAGTGACTGATGCACCCGCTTGGATTTCTTCGACTGCAGAGGGTTCAATTCGCACTGACATCTGCCACGGAAAGCCATCGTCAGAGTCCTGAGCTACCTGAGTACCAAATTCATTACTCATTAGATCGCCCGAAACTGTTAGTCCGTTCTGGTGATCAATGCTGTGGCTATTGATGGCTCCAGCACGTTGCCGGGTTGAGTGATCCAGTAACGCAGGGATTCGGCCTTTAATTTGCATAGAATCAAGATCAAAGATGATTCGATCCCAATACCAATGATCGGTAATAACTTCACCACTGTATGCGACACCGGAGAAAGTCCGCTTCTTCTTGCCATCTTCAGCTTGATCGACATTTAAGTTACCGACCTGGAAGCAATACTGATTCGGCTTATGTTCCTCTTCTTTTGGCATTTCTCATGCTCCATAAAAAAACCGCCCTTTCGGACGGCGTAAAATAGCTACAAATAAACCCACCGAGGTGGGTAAATAGTTCAAGTATTCTTTATAGGTATCAGCTTAAGTTTCCATTCACTATCAAACCTCTTATTTAGAAAGTTTGTTATCTGGTTCTCACGATCTTTGAACTCATATGGAGTTAAGACTATTGCATTCCTTCCGCTAGATACCCCATACCTTGTAAATCCCGTAAGCGCTCTCCTTGTAGAAGTATTATTTGACAAAAGAACCCTTGCCTTTCCTTCTCTTATTAAACGCTTTCGGCCTCTTATTTTAGGGCACTTATCTGCAGGTATTTCGATCTCAATTGCAAAACAAACCATATCCCAACCAAGTGACTAAGCTGTACAGATTTTATAAGTCTACTTTGCCCCTAATCCAATATTTAAATATTCCATTCGTTGTATAAAAAATGTAGCTTAAACATTGTCCTATAGCAGATTAATTAATTAAAAGATTAATTAACTAGTGGTCTGATCGTATAAACCATCTGCCCTTCAACCGCTTCAATCGAAACAACCTCAAATGACAATCCCATCGGTATTAAAACGCCGTTACCAGCATTCAACATATCCAGATCAACACCCAAGCCTTTAGCATTCTCAATCTTAATCACGATATCTGAAGCTGTATCAGCCATCAGCAACGGCGCATTCAATTGAAGTGTTTGCCCTACCTGATAAGCCGCTACTTGATTAAGAGTTGCAGCACCTACTACGGTAGAAGCCGTATTGCTTGCCACAGTTTGAATCGCTGCCATGTCTGCACTCAGCCAGCGCTTAAGTACATCATCAGCTAGTGAGCCTGTAGCAGAGTTTAAATAGCCAGTCAGTGCGGCATCATTTCCCTGCACATAGTCCAAGAAGGTGCGAATCGCACTTGGTCGAATGCTTGGATCAAGTGGTATTACTGTATTGGCCACAGTATCGAATAAGTCCCGAGTCTTATCATCCATCGGAGTAAATAGGCTGGTGAGCTTTTTACTCGCCGTCCATTCAGCCTTAATAACTTCTTTCTGCTCCAGGAGATATTCCTTATCTAAACTCGAAGCACTGATCTTTTTATCCACCAGCGATTCAAGTTCACCAAACTGTAATGGATGAGAACTCCAGTCCAAAGCCTCGGCAATTTCAGGCAACTGATCATCAGGTGTAATGCCGTATTTCAGTGCCTGCTTCTCGGTTAAAGCAATCACGGTGCACCGGCAACGAAAGCCCAACGGCGGATAATGTGTCAGCCAGAACGGATGATCAATAGGCAATACAATCCGATTCAAGGCCAAATGACTTGGACGCACTCGACTATCATTGATCGCCGAGTACATCAGGTAAGGTCGTTTAGCCTTATTCCGTTGCTGTTGTTGCCACCGACCATGCCCATAAGCACTTTGGATATTGGTACGAAATACATTGTCCAGGTAATACTTTGGCAGAATGATTTCAGATTCTTCAATTAGCTTCTGAAAATCCTTGAAAGTACCGCCGTCAGCAATGGATTTATTCACCGCCTTAATGACTGTTTTAATCTGCTCAAGACTCGATAGAAAGCTAACCGTAGTTGCCATCTGCCGGGTCTTAAGGTCCATTGAATAGAACTCATCAGGTAGCACGATCTTTTTGCTATGAGCGTAACGAAGTGCCTCAAGGAAGGTAACTGGTTGCATTGCCGGCATCCTTGCTATATACATGCTTTGCATTCAACCAAAGCTTGAAATATTCATCACGAGCATCAAAGTAATGGCCTAATTTCTTACGCTTATATATTGAGAATTCATCGAAAGCCAGTCCACAATATTTGGTGCAAAACTCTTCAAACTCATCATATAACGCCTGAATATCTTCCATTATTTCCCACCTTGCGCCGTCACATACCCCAACACATCTGCCGCATACAAAGCCTGATCTAGATTGGCCGTGAACTGAGTCTGAGTTGCACCAGGTATTAATTGCATTAGGTTATAAGCCAAGCTTTCAGGACTATCGGACTTGAATACCAATTCCTTGACCTGATCTGGTTTCAGTAGCTGCAATTCATCCTGGCCATCAGTCAGTTCTTCAACTTCTTGCTGTTCCGGTGAGAGCTTATTTGCTGTCGCCTTGAAGTTGAATGCCTGGCGAGGTAATGCAGTGAATTGATTGAAGCCAGTTTGAGGCTGTTCAACCACATCACCATCTTCCAGACCATATTCACGCTTAAAGTATTGTGGCGTTAAGACTGCACCAGCATTTTTAAGCTTCACATCACGATCCGCTTTAGGCTCTTCTAGTGATTTCTCTTCACCAATGATGACCCGATGACGTTCCCAACCATTGAGATCACATAACGCGTTAATAATGGCTTGAATCGTCGGCATGATCATTCGTACATCAGCTTTATACTTTGAGTTTTGCACTTCAAGATGCACATCACCCAAAGCACGAGAGCCCGCACCATCTGTACCACTGGTTAAAGTCTGACCCAGAATCACCTTTTGAATACGGCGCTCAAGGTTCTTGTCAAAAGTTTCGAAAGTCTGTGATGCGTTGCCATTGGTATTGGCTGTTTGGATTTCTACCGAATCTGTTCCACTTAAAGCAATCACCGAACTGGCATGCGCTCTAAGTAGCGCATCACGCATATCTGTCGTCTTGCCGGCAGTTTTACCAACCAGCATTGGTAAGCCAAACTTTTCAACAAACTTGGCCCAGAACTTAAAGCCAGACGTTTTGAAGAACCAGACCCAGTACAGTCGACTTAAAAGAGCCTCACCTAATGGATTCTCATAAGTAGATTTACAACGTGTCAAAAAGTGTTTGAAGCGCTGGTCTACTTCCTGATCCTGTCGAGTCGTGTTGTAGTTAGCCAGCAGCATCAGACGACCATCATTCTTAGGCTCATACCATTGCATTGGCTTTTCACCAATCCACTTAAAACCAATAAACGGCGTAATGGTATTGCCATCAATATGTAGGCTCGGTTCCTCAGGCTTGGTATAGATTGCCTCTAATACAGAATATCCGTACCAGCGAGCATTCTGCGCACCCAAGAGAATCTCAGACCACCACTCACGTAAATGCTCCATAATGATTTTAGATTCCGGTCGGTCCATCGGCTCTACACGCCATGATGCACTTTCAAGTTTATCCTGCCGTTTCTCAATGGCCTGATAAATCTCATCGTCATACATCATGACTTTTAAGCGTGGGCGAGTTACCCCCGCCTTTCGTAAAACTTCATCGCCGTCTGGCATCTTGGTCAGATAACTGATTAAAGCCTGTTCAGCCTCATGAGAATACAGTGCACCAGCTTCAGGTTTTGCATTCTCAGGTTTTTTCCTTTTCTTAGACATAACTCAACCTTATGCAGCCGGAGGGCTGTAATTAATCGCAATTACTGCATCTTCAATCGCATCAATCAGCGTATCTACTTGGTCATCATGATCATGGGTAAATGCCGCATTGAATGCTTCACATTCTTCAAAGAATTCACCGACCCAATGTGCATCTTTAGGTACCATCACAAAACGATCTTCCGGTTTATCCTTATAGTTTGCTTCAAGATGGACTTGCACATCCATGAAGCGGGATAGCTTGTCTGTATTGCGCTGGACTGGAATTACAGCAACGCCCGAGTAAGTACCGAGTGTTTGGATCAATTGGGTACCAGATGCCTTATCTTCTACTTTCATGTAGCGGATTGGTTTGGTATGCCAGGTGTATTCCTTGTGCTTATCCAGAAAGGCTTTAGCCTGACGATTCAGTTCTGGTGCTTCCCATTTACCGCGCAAGAGATCTAGCAAGTACAACTTTCCATCTATGCCCATGCCTACCAGCAGGAATACGGAATAGTCATTGTGCTCTTTGGTCTTTTGAGCGGTATCGACAAGGACAGCACGCCACTGAAGTTCTGGAATATCTTTATAGAATCCAAACCATTCAGACTTAATCAGGTCACCGCCTAATTTCTTAGGCTGCTGCATGTACTGACTAGAGAATGTATAACGGGATACCGTGGCACCTTCTTTATCCTTGCCACCCTTTTCAAGTTGTAATAAGGATTGAAGCGATTCTTTCTTTGGCCAGTAACTTTGGCGGCCTTGCTCATCACGCTCAGCATCTCGCGGTACCAGCTTTTGAATATGCTCTGGCAGTGTTGCAATGTACTTATCATCAATCAGTGCCGGGATAGATATTTGAGTCCATTCACCAGGTAGATTACCTGTCATGACAAAGTTGGTTGGATCCTCAGTGTGAAGACGCTGCATGATCATGATGATGGGTGTATCAGACTTGGCCTTACGTGAGTTCACCGTATTAAGTAACTTACGATTGGCGGCATCTCGTTTGATCTTACTGAAAGCATCTTCTGGCTTTAATGGGTCATCGATAATGATACAACCTGTAAAGCCATCATCAGCCAGTGTTCCTGCGCGCCTTCCTGTTACCTGTCCACCCATAGAGGCCACATACACATGGCCAACATCGTAGTCCTCAACTGTAATCTTCCATTCCTTTTTGGAGTCAGTACTATTGGAGACCGTTAAATCCCACATCATCCGATAGTCTTTGGACTTCACAATGTCACGCGCCGTATCTGATACACCCTCAACTAGTGATTGAGAAAAGGATAGATACAGAAATCGAGAGCGTGCATTTAGAGCCAGTCCACGTGGTATTAGATTGGTTGTCAATTCAGTCTTACCAGCACCTGGTGGAACATTAATGACGACGTTTGCAATCTCACCTGCAATGACCTGGTCAATAATCCATGAGATGTAAACATGGTGCCAGTTCACCGTAAATTTAAAACCCATACGGGGCTTAAAGAATCGCCGGGTGAAATATAAATGCTCATCTTCACACAGCTTTTTTTCAACCTGTGTTTGCAGATCCATTTAATATTCCTCTTGGGCCTTCTTTACAGCAGCTTCAACTTGTTCTTGAGTGGCATGAACAACTGTTGTCTGTAATGCTTCACCGTCTTTACCAGTAATCTCTTGTCGGTTAGTGAATTGGCCACCTACATCTTTAGCAGCCTGTTCAAGAATCTTAAGAGCTAATTTTGCATTCTTGGTTTTTTCAAGTTGCTTCTGATATTGCTTAAGCCGGTAATACTTACTGGCAATTGGAATATCTATCAAACCTTCATCAAATTTCTTACGAGTCTGGTTGAATAGATCTGCAAGCTTTTTTCCGAGATTGCGACCTGCGTATTTAGTCGGATCATAGTTTTCACACTGACGACGATCGATTTCGATGTTGAACTCTTGCTTGACCAACTCCGCAACTTCCTGAGGGGTATCACGGCATGCAAGAGCTTGAACAATAAATATTTTTACAGGCTCTTTAAGTGCTGCCATAAATCCCCCTTTTGTCATGCTACGTCATGCAAAGCAGGCAAAAAAATTTAACCGATGACACAGTTCCCACAACACGCAGCAATACTTGTTTCAGGTACAAACGACGCATTCTTGGCAATTTCAACGAGACGTTTCACTGAATCATCAGCTCCCCATCGTTTAGTCTCACCAAAGAACACTTCCACGTCATGGCCAGCTAAGTAGTGCTTAGGCAGCCCAGTTACATCGCTATAAATGATTTCGCCATCTTCATCACGCTCTACACCGATGTGATAAAGCTCATGCTCAATCAACCGGCAGAAGTCTCGATCTGTAGCTTGTTCACAATAAGTAGCGTCAACGGTAATCAGATATTGAGGTACGAAACTAAACCAGTCTCGCATCTGTTGTTCTTGGCGTGCTTTCTTCCAGCCACCCACGTTAAACATAACCTTTTCACACTGGCCTAATACCATACGTTTTTTCGCTAGAGCGGCAGATGAAGCCCAGGCGAATACAAGGAACTCATCATTGTCGTGAAGTAGTTCAGCAATATGATCATGATCTGGGTTGTGCAATTCACCACCTAAAGTAAGCCAATTCTTTACGACCCATTCTTTAAGCTCTGGTGCAGGTGCCAAGCGAATGGCTTCCTCTTCCTCGGCCTGATCAATCAGATCTGTCGGTGGGAATGGTCTGAACTGTTCCATGTGATGCCTTTAAATTTCTAAGCCACTGTATGGCCCTATTGGATGATGAGATATCTGAGACTTCAAAGCGTATATACCGATATCCCATTTCTTCAGCATGGTCATAACGATCTATGCTCCAGGCTTTAGTCGCCAGCTTGCCCTTGCGGCCACCAGACCAAGGACCACCAGCGATTTCAATCAATGTGAGATATCCAACCAGGTGTAAATCAAAGCGCCAGTGCTTAGTGGTTTTGAAATGAAAATATTCTTCGTATTTGATTTCCATTCGATCAAGGATTTCTTTTAGTCGATCAAATGCTTTTAAGTATTTTTCACTAGCTTTAGGCAGTGGTCTGTTACGAGGTTTATTTTTGATTTGGCCTTTATCAGTTAATTTTTTATAGTGCTTAGGATCCATAGTCCACACCAAATAAAAAACCTCCCGAAGGAGGTCTTTATTTTTAAAATCTTAATCATCAAGAGTAGCTTGAGCCTTTTTAATCATCTCAATCAGCTCTGTTTTCTTGCTACTGGTTGACGGCGAACTTAGTGCAGATGGATCCGCGTTGCTTAATACTGCCACTGCGATAGCTGCTTTTGCCTTAATTTTTTCAATTTCTTTAAGTGTTTCTGATTCTAGTGAAGTCACGTTATTCTCCTGATTATTTGAAAGTTATATATAACATGAAATCTATTCTACTAAACACCACGAAAAATCATCTAACATCACGAATAAAGAGCCGTACGCAAATTCTTAATACGCTCTTTCAGCTTAATCATGATGCCGTCAATCGCATGCAACTCACTAAGCGTTAATCCGGATCGACTGAGATTCTGATATTTAGACAGCTCAGCACTACAAAATTCTAAGTCTTGTTTAGCTTGTACTTTGTCTGTCATAGGTACCACCAATAAGAAAAGAAAAACCCCTCAACATCTAGAATGCGAGGGGCTTTGTTTGCCGTAATACGTTCGGCGATTTTGAAATAAAAAAGCCCGCTTAACTCTCTCCAATTAAACGGGCTTGACTTGCATTACAACGTCTTTCTTCTTTTGCAGAGCAACTATATTGCTTAAGTATTACAGCTTTATGAAACAGCTCTTTGCTTGAGTGATTGTTATTTAACTTCTTTCAAACAATCCTGGCACACCTTGATTTCTTCATCATCAATTGTGTAGTCAACCTTAGTCGCACCGTGGAAGCCGAATAAACACATCAGTAATCTAAGCATAATTTTACTCCTGGACAATCAAGCAATCATGTCGCAAGAAATGTCAGTTATTTTCACTTATAAAACATGAATTTATAATATTCATTGCTGAAATAATGTCATTAACTTTGTCGAACTAAGCAAGATTCCTTCCTGGTTAATCAAGCATTTTAATTTGGTATGATTACACTAATATTTCTCAGGGCAATAAAAAAGCCCACCATTTGGCGAGCTTTCCTTGATGCTTAAACCTATTTTTGACATTTCACGTTAAACTGGTATTCGTCTTGAGTGACCTTAATTTTAATATTTTTATATTTTCGTTTGTTTGGATCCATTGCCGAGCCAGCCACTTCCTCAAAAAAGCTACGATCATTCATTAGCTCGCCATACGCTTTATAGCCTAATAAAATCTTTTCAGGCTTTTTACCTTCAGCCACTAATTTACCGAGAGTATCTTCTAGTTTTTTAACAGTTAAAATCGCCATTTCAATTAGAGCTCAAAAACAAAAAGACATTATCACTTAATTTTATGAATAAATAATGTCAAAAAAGCCCACCATTTGGCGAGCTTTTAAATCAATCTAGTGCTTTAACGTACACTTCGATCACTATAACAGAAATATGCCATATCTTGGCATGCCAGTCAAATACTATTCGATTCTCAATCGTTTATCGTGCCCAGCTAGATAAAACTTACCTGCATAGATCATATTTCGCAGAACATTTCGACCCAATTTGAATTCTTCTTCCATCTTACGATCTGATAGCCCACGTACATTACGCTCTACAAATAATTGAACCGCACGCTTACCAGACTCACAAACCGAACTCGACTTATTAAAATCCACAATCAACTTCCGCACCTGCTCAGCTTCAAAATCATTAATCTGGCAAATAACCTGATCCTTACGTGGTGCCACCCCTTTGTTATTTTCAAGAATCAGCCAGTAAATCTGATTTACCTCAAGTGAGTCCGGCTGATGTCCTGACTTCATACGTGAAATCTGGATGTATGCCCCATACTGCTTAAGCCAATCTTCAATAGTGAACTTACCCCAATCCATTATTTCCGCTTTAATTGCTGCATTCATCGTATTTCCCCTACCATCTTCTCTAACTGCTGGATCGCGTGACCTGACTTCACTTGATCTGTACTAAACCGTATTACCTGAAAACCCATCATTGTTGCTGCGTTATACTTTTCCATGTCTCCAAGGTAGCCTTTACCCCTTGTGTGCCTTCCTCCGCTCCAGATCCCACCTTCAACCTCTACCAGAATCTTTTTATCAATTAAGTGAAAATCAGCTCTCCACTTACGTTCAGGATGAAAATAAAACTCCTGCTCAAACTTAATTTTTAATGTCTTTAATTCTCTAGCCAGCTTTGCTTCAAACTCATTCGGTACTTTTTCGCCTTTGACATTAGGGCGTGTGGAGCGCCCTTTCGATCTGGTGGCTTTCACCATTTTTTTGTATTCAGCGATTGAGTAGCTGGTCATGTATCCCCCACAGCACGCACTCCAAATAGCTGTTTGGTCTTTTCTGTAGCCACATACAACCTTGTGCAGTGATTACATCTAAAAGCCAGGTATCCCGCTTGAACCAGACCGCGCAATTTTTGATTTAAAGAAGATCTGGTTTTGTCACATACATGCTCTTCAAGCTCAGCTGATGTGACCTCATGTTTAGAGAAGGCCACATATACCAAGATGTCTTTGATTTCTTCGAAACGCTGGATGCTCGGTATGTTCACACCCCACCTCCTACACGCTGATCCGCCCAATTGCACTCCATTACGGTTAAACCACCTTGCTGAAATCGAGACCAAAGACGATCACCTAAATCCTTTTGAAGCTCAGCCAATGTCAGATTCGAAATCAGCATGGTCGGCTTCATGCGGTCATAGCGTGCATACAAAACCTTGTGCACCAGCTCTCTACGCTTATCACGGTCATGCAGTCCATATTCATCCAGGATTAATAGGTCATACTGAGTGAAGTCATAAATCACAGACTTCTCTGTAGCATCCGGCTGCTCCCAGGCATTCATGATTCTCTGTGCCATGTCCTCACTGGTGATGTAACGTGCATATTTTCCCTTGTTGAGCAATGTCCGAGCTGTTGCGCAGCTGAGATGAGTTTTTCCTGTACCAGTAGGTCCTACCATCACAAAGTTATTTTTGTGGCCACTGATCATGTTTTTGGCAAAGGAAACAACCAGATTCAATGCATTCTGTTGACCAGCATGCTGAACGATATAATTCTTAAAACCTGACTCAGCATGACGTTCTGGAAGCATTGCACCAGCAAAGTGTTTTTCACGTACGGTACGATCAATTTCGGCCTGTGCATTTCGCTTTTGTTCTTCCAGGAACTCTACGGCGCATTGTGGGCACTTCTGGAATGGCCCAGCTTGTACCATAGGGGTTTTGTGTTTCGAGCAGATCTCTTGTGTTTGTTTCAATCCCTGATTCAGCATCGACATTGCGTTCATACGAAGTCCTCCGGGATATGTACTGGTGAATTCACTGGTGCATGTTGCTTTACCGGTTGATTGTTCCAGGCAGTGTTCACATCCAGATTAGAATTTTGTTTTTCAGAGGATTGATATGTTTTTTGAGTGTATTTACGTTTGATCCACTTCACAAAGTTTGAATACATCTGGGTGTCTGTAATCAAGCCTGCGTTCAAACGTGGTTCGTAGTGAGCATTCACTTCAAGCAAAATCTGATTCACCAGCTCTTGAGTCATCGGGGTTTCACCTGATCGCTGTAACCAAGAATTCAGAGAATGTAAATCTGGTGTCCAGAGATTTAGAACCTGATCAACCGAATTTTCCTGTGCGTTTCTCTCTTTAAAGTTTTCTTTAAATGTTTCTTTAAGTGTTTCTTTAATAGTGCCCCGTTCAACGGTACTGGTCCCATCACCTTTCGCGGTACTAGTCCCGTCCCGTTTGGTAGTACTAGTCCCATCACCTTTAAGGGTACTACCATCATTCGGTACTAGTCCCCTTTCGCGGTACTGGTCAGGAGTAAATTGATATTCGTTTAGGCAACCTGTTGTTCTCTCAACTTTGATTAAACCCAGCTCTTCCAGATCACGAATACATGCCATAACTGTATCGCGTTTTTTGATACCGCAATATTTTTGAAATTGAGTAATAGCAATTGGGTGTGATGCGCGGTCAAATCCTATAGTCTGGCGCATGACAAACATTAAACACTTGAATGCCTTGTCGTTTAACTGGGCCATGATCTGGCCGTCAATTAACGTGTTAGGCATTTTGGTGTAGCGCTGTTCTTTATTCGACATAGCTTTGCGCTCATTTTTTGGAAAATGAACTACTTGCCCTTGAGGTATTGGTGGTTCATGTGCTAGATTTGATTTCATATTCATTGGTTCCAATCATTAATGAATTGAATAAGCCTGACCTCGCACATCAGGCTTTTTCTGTTTGTAGAGCTGATAAATACTTTGCACACTCACCTTTCATGGCTTTACGCAAAGACTGAATTTTGTGTTCAATTCCTTCCAGGATGTGATCTGTCTCATCCATTTCAGCAGGTGTCACCACACCATCTTCCAAAGCAGACAAAACCTGCTTATTCGCTGCGCCATTCCCAACATTCATACCCAGCAGTGACTCAAGAACACCCAATTCATGACCCTTACCCTCTGCCGCATCTACTGGAACCAACATAAAGCCCAATTTATGCGCCCATACTTTTAATGGAGCTGGGTTTTGTGTATAGGTCAGCATCGCTTCAAATGCTTTTAGACTTGGCAAATGGTTTTCCATATTTGGATTGGCATAGTTCAGAACTGTGTTATGAGAAACACCGGCAACATCAGCTAACTCCTTTGGAGTGATGCCATTAGATTGGTGCACCATCTTGTGTAAAGCAGCTTTGGTTTCTTTTGATATATCCATGTGAACACCTTGATTAAGTTCACGTTTAATAAAAACGCTTACTGGTTGATAATTGGTTTAAGCAGTGAGCGATAAAGCTTGATTTCGGATGTAGTCAAAATCCACATCTGGACACAATAAATCGCAGCTCACTTGACCATTGCTTTCCTTGTCAATTTTGATTGCTAAAGAAGCACCACACTTGCTGTTGCCATACATAATTTGATTTAAGTAACCAATCGATGTTTGGCAGCGTATAGCGAATGCTTTTCGCTCACTAAGGGTTAATTGACTTAGATAGTTTTTTAGTTCGATTGTTTGGGAAGAAGACATCTTAATCTCCTTTACTAATTAATTTAGTAAATGCTAATTTTTATCACTTAATAAGTCAATAAAGATTTAGTATTTGCGAATTTACTTTTTACTAAAAAGTCTGTGAAATACATAAATGGACATAATTTCTTTAAGACGCGCTAATTTACGCCAGGCTATTGATGCCAAATTAAAATCTGAGGGTTTTTCTTCGGATGCTGCTTTCTGTGAGCATTACGACCTTAATCCAAGCTATATATCTCAACTTGTGAAAGGTCATGGGAGTTTTGGTGAGCGTGCAGCTCGTAATCTTGAGAAAAAGGTTGGATGGGAGCCTGGTTCATTAGATAAGGAATCGCCAGAAATACAGGCTACAGAAGTTGCACCAGTTTCAAATGTTAGACCGTCAAGAAGGAAACTAAGAAAAATTCCGGTATTAGATTTTGTTCAAGCTGGTATATGGCGGGAAGTTGTATACGATGGTGTTCATCCAAAAGATGAAACATATACAAGCTATGAAGGCAAAGATCCAAATGCTGTTTTCTCATTAGAGATTGATGGCTTGAGTATGGCGCCTGAATTTATGCCAGGTGATGAAATTGTTGTAGATGCAGCCTTAGATCCAAAGCCTGGTTCATTAGTCGTTGCTCAGGAAATTCAGCATGGTGTAGCAATGACTACATTTAAAAAATACCGTGTTGTTGGGGTCAATGAGCATGGAGTTGATATTATTGAGTTGGTTCCACTAAACCCAGACTTCCCTACTTACAACTCGTCTCAAATTGAAATTTCAATCATTGGTGTTGTTGTTCAACATCATAAAGATTTTAAGTATTAATCAAAAAGTAAGTCACCGGTGACTTTGTGGAAATAAAAAGCCGCTATATGCGGTTTGGGTATATCAAAATTTTAATTATGGGAAGTGTGATATGCAAACAATTGAAATCAATTCCCACAAAATCAGTCATGTGCTTTACCAGCATCATCTACTGACAATAGTACTTAAGACAGGCGAAAGATTCCTTTATCGAATTCTTGAACTCAGCACATTTACTAAATTTATAGATTCTGACGATAAAGATAGATTCTATAAAACAGAGATTGAAGCAAATAAAAAGTTTAAGCGTATTCAGCTTTTTATTTAGTGGCATAGATATTGGAGCAGTAAGGTTGTTGGGGTGTATGGGGTGTTTAAGCTATAATATAGTAAATTATGGTAAGGCAATTGTACTGGTAATATTAGATGAATTTTGACTTGCATTCTCTCGACATTTTAAATCCCAAATTGAAGTCGTCAAAGAAAGGACTGCAGTCTGATTCGGCTTTATTTTCTTATTACGCAGGTTTCTCAGAAAACTTTACTATTAATCTTTTAAATCAGTTATCTCCTAAAAATACCGGCTTGACTGTTTTTGATCCATGGAACGGTAGTGGGACAACAACTTTTTCAGCCTATAAATTAGGGCATAATGCGATTGGTAGTGACCTTAATCCTGTAATGCTTATCGTTGCAAAAGCAAGACTTATAAATAGCCTAGATTTAGGAAGCCTTGAGGCTATTTGTCAAACAATTATTCATAATGCTTTCAGCAATAAAACCCGATTATTTCTAGAAAATGATCCATTAAGTGTTTGGTTCACAGAAGAAAGTACAATTTTACTAAGAAAAATTGAAAATACCATTAATAAAAATTTTATTAACTTTAATCATTATTCTGACCTTACTGAAAAATCAGCAATCAATAAATTAAGCACGACTGGGGCTTTTATTTATGTAATTTTATTTAAGACTATTAAAACTCTATTAAAATCTTTTATTCCATCAAATCCTACATGGATAAAAAAACCAAAATCAAATGATGAAAAAATTACATTAAGCAAAAATGAAATTGTAAATACATTCTTTCAGATTTTACACAATACGATTAATGCTCATTCATTTCACCAGCATTTAATTCCAAAAGATGCGTGCATTAATTTACAAATTGATAATTCAACCTCACTACTTCAAGATAGTGAAAGTGTTGATATCGTTCTTACCTCCCCTCCATACTGTACTCGTATTGACTATGCTGTAGCTACTTCTATAGAAATTGCGACAATAAGAGTGTCGAATATAAGAAGCCTAAGAGATAATCTTATTGGCACATCGACAATAAAAAAAGAAGTTGTAGAAGCAAATTCAACCTGGGGGAATAACTGTAATTCCTTTTT